TAACCCTCGGCCCAGCCAGCCGGCGTACCCTCCAGCACCGGGGTGACCTCGGTGAAGTTACCCCATCCCGAGGTCGTCGTCGTTTCCTGCCGCACGCGAAGCGTCCATGCTTGATCGCTCGTTCCTTCGCAGTACACCTGAACCTTGACGCCGCCGTATGTCCGGTCGCTCGTATTGTAAAGCAGTCGGATGTTGCGAATGGTCGATACGCCGTGCCGTCCGCTGGTATCAACGACGATGCCGCCGTAGCCATACGACCAGACAATGTTTGCACGGACGTAGTTATGTCGACTGCTGTCCTGATCAGATAGGTGGAATGTTGCTTCGGAACGTCCGCTGCCGTACGAAGCGATGGTGTACCAGCCGGTCTGGTTCTGCGCGACGGTTCCGCTGTATTCAGCGTTGATCGTCATCGTGTTGCCAGAACCGACCGCGCCAATTTCGCCGAGCGTCCACGACACGTTTCCGCTGCCGTCTACGGACTTGCCGGTAGCACCAATCGTCAGCGTGCGTGCCGTTCCCCAGCTCGCGGTCGTAATGTTCGCCGAGCCGTTGAAGCTGGTGCCGTTGATGGTCCGAGCGGTCTGAAGCGCCGTGGCCGTGCTGGCGTTCCCAGTCAGGGCCGCCGTGATGGTTCCCGCCGAGAAGTTCCCGCTGGCGTCCCGCGCCACGATGGCCGAGGCCGTGTTGGCGCTGGTGGCCGTGGTGGCGCTATTGCTGACCTTGCCCGCCGTGGAGATGGTGGCGAGGTTCGAGTCCGCCAGCGCCGAGGCGAACGTCAGCGCCCCGGTCGTGTCGGCGATGGTGATGGCGCTGGTGCCGTCCTGCGCGGCCACGAGCGGGGTGCGAATCTTCTGCCCGCTGTTGACGATGATGTCGTTGGCGCCAGTGGTATTGCCGTTTGCCAGCACCTCGGCCAGCGTGTCCACCGTGGCGACCTGTGCATCCACATACGCCTTGATGGACTGCTGGGTGGCGAGGGCGGTCGCCGAGTCGGAGGCCATATTATCCTCGTCAAGGATATTGGTCACCGTGGTCGCGCCCGTCCCCTTGAGGCTGGCGAAGGTGACGAGGCCCGTCGAGGTCAGCGCCCCAGCGGTGATGGTCCCGGCGGCAAAGTTCCCCGAGGCGTCGCGGAGAACGACCGTGCTAGCCGTGTTGCTGGACGATTCCACAATCCGCGGCGCCGAGAACTCGACGAAGAGGACGCCGTTGTTGGCGTTGGACCGGAGGACGTAGGCCGCCGCCTGATAGGTTCCCGAGGTCGGCTTCGTGGCCGTGAACCAGCCGGAACCGTTCGGGTACAGGATGGCGCCGACCGAGAAGCCGTTGGTGGCCAGGTCCTGAATGATGCCCGTGTTCGTCGCATACCCCATCGCGCCATTCGCCACGTTGGCCGTGATGATGGCGAAGGCGGTGTCGGAGGTGCTGGACACCTTGGCGACCTCGGGCAAATCCTGCCCGTTATTCCAGCCCGTGACCTTGACCACGTCGCCCTTGACCAGCGTCTCGGTGGCGAGGACGGTCAGGTTGATGTTCTCGCTGGAGACCGGGTGCCAGTTCGTGCCGTCATCGAACCAGAGCGTATAGACGCCCGAGTCCTCGGTGATCCACTTGCGCCCCGCCGTGCCAGCAGCCGGACGCGAGGCCAGCGTCGAGGACTGGACGTGAATCCCAGGGTCCGCGTCGTGATCCACATACGCCGACCGCACCGTGTTGTCGTTCCCGCGCACACTGTTCGCGTCAATCGGCGTGGTGCCGTTAACGGGCGAGGTGAAAGCGGCGACTGAATGTTGACCGACCGTAGTAGCCATTAGCGGCGTCCCAAAGCAAAGGTTTCAAGCTGAAAGCGACTGAAGACCGGCAGCGCCTCACCGGAGTCGATGATACTGATGTCGACGTAATAGCCTGTCCCACCCATCGGGATGCGGTAGCTCCGGCTCCCGGTACCACCCCACGTCCCCGTCCCCCAGTACGTCCCGACCGCGCCCCACGTCTCGTCCGTGGAGGGCGGAAGCGAGAAGGAGCCGAAGGATTCGCCCGAGTTCCACTCCACGCGGGTCTGGTCCGATCCCTTGAGCTGGGCCGTGAGGTACCCCCACCGGAACGCCTTGGCCTGCGCGTCATCCCCGCAGTAGAGGCGGTGGAGCTGGGCCGTCATCGAGTAGCGCGTCCCGCCCGTCCCCGCCGCGGCGACGTTATCCAGGAAAACCCCCGGCGCGTCACAGAGCGAGACCCACCCCGAGGCGTCGCCCTTGAAGACAACCGGCAATCCCGAGCTGTTAATGGTCTCGAACAGGCAGGTCGTGTCGGGGTCGATATACCCCCCATCCCACGGCCCCGACCACGAGTCCAACACCGTGTGGTACTGATAGCAGCCGTAGCCCGGAATCGAGATCCACAGCTCCTTGGTGGCCCGGTTGATGAGGCAGCGAATCTTGTCGAACTCGGAGCTGGACAGCTGCCGGATGATGGGCAGAATCGGGTCCGGCTTGACCGGCGTCCCGACTGGCGCCACCTCGCTCTCGTTGCACCGATACAATCCCCGTTCCGAGATGAAGAAGCCGATGTTATTCGAGGCCACGATGCTCTTGGCCGCGATGGTGCCGACATCCGCCGTCACGCCCGCGGGCTGGGCGGTGATGTCGTCCTGCCCATAGCCCGTCAGCCGGGAGATCCCGCGCCGATGGAAAATCAAGAGCGAGGTGTTGATCGAGGCCAGCCCGATAATCTTCTCGTCGCCGAAGGTGCGGACGATAATCTGCCCGCCACCCCCGGCCCCATAGCCCAGCGTGTCCCCATCATTCAGCGCCGAATAGAAGATGCTGTCCGGGAACGAGCTGTTGCCCGTCCCCCACAGCCGCTCGTTGTGGACCTGGATGGTCTCGACCGCCACCGTGTTAGCGATGTCGGTCGTCAGCGCCGAGCCGGACCACTTGTTCAAGAGGCCGCCATCGGCGATATACACCACGTCGTTCCCGCCCGTGTCCCGGAACTGGGCGAAGTCGGGCGAGACGGTGGTCGAGAGCGTCCCGGACTGGGTGGCCCACGTCCGCGGGAAGGTGCCGTAGGTGGTCGTCCGCAGCGCCCCGTTGCAGACGGCGAGGATCTGGTTCGTCCCACCGTCTTGCTGGAACGTGAAGCCGTTCAGCACCGCGGCCGCGGCCAAGGCGTTGGTCGAGGTGCGCTGGGTGCCGCCCCGCTTGGTGGCCGCGCCGAAGTCCGTCAGGCGCATATTGGTCGTGCGCCGGAGCTGGTTGGGCTGGAGGGCCGACTCGTCGGAGACGTCGTTCAGCCCCCCATCCATCGCCGGCTGCTGGTCGACTAACCGTTCGCGGGCCATCAGCCGCCCGCCCAGTCGTACTTCTGGTCCGGGTAGGCGAGCATCGTCGGGTTGATCGTGCGGCGCCGGATGTCATCCAGCATCCCCGCCCGCAACTCCGCGGCCTCGCGCTTCAGGACCTGCGCCGCGACCGATTCGGCCCCGCCCTTATTCAGGAGCCGCGCCCCCGCCTCATTGGCGATGATCCACTCCCCGCCCATCGGGAAGGTGATGGTCGAGGCATCGGAGCCAAGATTCTCCAGCGCGGTCGGCTTGTAGTTGACCGCGATGTAGAGACTCGTCCCAGACGCCACCGGCAGGATCTGCACCTGCTCGCCTACAATGTAGTACAGGCGCGGGTAGGTCGGCAGATAGTTCGTCGTGGTCGCCAGCGGGACGTCCTGAAACCGCGTCTGGGCATACAGGACGTTGCCGTCGGAGACGGAGAGGATACGGTAGAAGTTCTGCTGACTGTCGCCGCCCCCGCTATTCAGGTCGGTGAAGGCCACCACGCCGTTGGCATCGGTGGTCACCGTCCGCATCCCGTAGGTGTAGTACTGGGAGGCGTTCAGCAGGTTCGACCATTCGTCGTCATACACGACGTTCAGCACGCTCTTGATGAGCGCATCCGACCAGCGGTCGGACCCCACGGCATCCATCGCTTCGCGGGTATACTCCACCAGTTGGGCGCGGGTGACCGCCATGAGACGCCTCGGTTAGCTAAGTTTCTTGGGCCGACCCCGCTTCTTCGGCAGGATCGGGTCCTCCAGCGCCTCGGTCAGCGCGGCCTCGATGGCCTCGGCAACCGGCGCCTGTGCGTTATAGTCGAGGACGTGGTCCGCCATGTTGCGAATCTCGTCCTTCGGGTACTGCCGGAACGTGCGCTCCAAGTAGGCCGGCGCCTCGTCCGTCGGGCAATCCACCGGCAGATAGCCGATGATGTCATACGCGCTCGCGGGGTCCGTCTCGCCCTGCTGGACCCGCTCCCAGCGCCGATCCTCTGGCTGCCAGGCCATGCAGACCGCCCAATGCTCCCCCGTGTGGGTCAGGAACTTGAGCGAGAGGCCCGCATGGAGCGCCCGAAGCCGCGCCACCACAGCGGTGGGCGGCTCGGGCTGGCCGGCGCTATTGAGTAGCACCGGCACGAATTAGACCTCCACGAACAGCTCGACGTTGACCATGAGGTCAACCGCTGCCGTGCCGACCGTGCTGGTCGTGGTCACCACAAACTGCAACGTGTCCCCGGTGTCCAGCGTGCGCTGGGCATCGGTGAGGGTCGAGAGGAGCGCGACCGCCGTCCCTTCCTTCGCCGTCAGCGCCTCAAGGTCGACATCGGCCGTGAGGGTGACCGCCGCGTTCGCCGAGGCGTCGTACTTCTGGATGACGCCCAGGATCGTGCCGCCGGACGAAACTGGCACCGTCGAGGCCGAGACGACCGCGCGGTTGATGTAGCACTTGGCCGGGTGCGAACCGAAGTTGTAGGTCGTGGCGCCGCTGTCCCCAATGGCCGCATCGCAGCGTCCCACGAGAAGGTTCGGCAGCACGCCCAAGCGCCCCGGCGTTGGAGCAAAATAGTTATAGGGCATGAGTTATCCTCGGGTTGGGGTGAGGGCAGACGCCCCCACCCCGTCCCAGTGAAGGTTACGCGACGTGCGTGTAGCGCGCCGTGTCGGTGTACCCCGTGATCGAGCCATGCGCGTTGCGCGCGAGGCAGGCGAGGTTGCCGTACCAGCCGTAGGTCGTCTCGAAGGCGTCACGCCCCGAGAGCCAACGCCACGGGCCAGCGCCCTCGAACTCGACGAAGCCCCAATCCTTCGCATCCACCCACGC